ACCTACAGAAATAACGACGTTTGAGCCTACAGAGAAAATGAAAGAGTATCTTATCTCGGCATGTGAGCTTTTAACAGATAAACCAAAAAAGATTACTGATAATTGTAATGTTCATCGTTCGTCTTGGTATGACTGGCTTAAATTAGACGGTTTTGAAGACTGGTTCTACACGGAGTATCAGAGAAACAGAAAGCGTATCATTCCAAAGCTAGATCAAATAGGACTTAAACACGCTGAAAGAGGTAATTTTGACTTTTGGAAAGCTATGAATCAGAAAGTTGGAGAATCAACAGAAGAATCTAAGAAGTCAACAAGTGTTAACGTGCAAGTAAACAACCTGTTAAAGGAACAGAAACAGGAGTATGACCTAGATGAATAACGGTTATAAGAAGTTCATAGAGAAAAACCTAGAGATTGTAAACAAAGAGGGCGAGTTAGTACCGTTTAAACTTAACGCTATACAAGGTAAGTTCCTAATAGATGACTTTACCAACCCCAAGGCTATTATCTTAAAGGCAAGGCAACAGGGGTTTAGCTCATTGATACTAGCTGTGTTCCTAGCTGATTTCCTCTTAAAAGAAAACACTTACAATGTTGTAGTAGCTGATGAAGCAAGTAACGCACAAGGACTTCTCAAGCGAGTTAAAGACTATCTCAAGTCATGGGCTACTAAAGGTGGCTTTGATATCGACAAGGTCCTAAAATACAATTCTAAGTACGAATTATACCTAGAGAGTACTAACTCCACTTATCACATCGGAACGGCTCAAAACACTAATTTTGGACGTTCTAAGACCATTACAAACCTGCATCTATCCGAAGGTGCATTCTATCCTCACTTTGAAGATTTAACCTCAGGTGCAATGCAGGCAGTTGTACCTACTGGACGTGTGATAATAGAAACTACAGCCAATGGATTCAATAAGTTTAAGACTTACTGGGATAAGACAGTCTCAGGCGATACTCCGTTCAAACCTCACTTCTACCCAGCACAAGACTTTTACAGCAGGGAGTTCTTACAGCAGAAGGAAAAGGAGTTAGGAAGACTTTATAAACAGGAGTACCCAGCCACGCCACTAGAGGCTTTCATAACGTCAGGGGAAACTTACTTTGATAGCGATTCACTCGGACACTATCTAGACCTTATAAGAAAACCAATGATTGAAGGAGTTATATATGGCTGACTTTAGACAATACAGGGAACTAGAGCCAGAGGAGTTCATCGTGGTAGGTTGTGATACTGCAAGCGGTGGCATTGACTACTCAACAGCACAGTTCATTTCAAAAACAAAGCTAGATGTGCCATTGGTATACCATGCTAGAAAGACAACCTCTTATATGACAGACGAGCTACAACCAGTCCTTGAACACATACACGATAAAACAGGAGTAGCACCAGTTATAGCTTACGAGAATAATAACGGCGGTATCTTCGAGCTTGAAAGACTATCCCATCTTAATAAGTTAAATAAGTTTAAAATCTATACAAGACGTACAGGCTATGAGGAACTAGCATCGGTAGAGAGTAAGAAATACGGGTGGGTTACCTCTAGTGCTACAAGACCTGTCATGCTACAAGACCTGAAAGAGGCTGTGGATAACCACCTACTAAGAATCTATGACGATGCCACTATCAACGAGATGTTTTCATTCATTGTTAATCAGACTTCTACCAGTTGGCGAGCCCAAGCAGAAGACGGGGCACACGATGACCTTGTCATGGCACTAGCTATCGCATGGCAACTTTACCAACAAGAAGAAACTCCTGCCACGTATGCAACCAGTATAGGTAGCGCACTAGCTAACAATAAAAGAGCCTTAAAAAAATGGACATTACGATAACAAAGAAAATGTACGGGTGGAGCAAGTACGGTGGTGCAAGGCATGGGCTAGTCAAAGAGAAGTTACCAGAATGGACCTGCCAACTGTGTGGCTCTATTCATACCTCAGAGTTACCAAGTTACTTTATGGAAGAAACTTCAGACAAGAGAGAGTTTTACCGCATCTGCTCTGTGTGTAAGCATAAAGCTATAAAGCTAGAGATAGATAACTTCACGGAACTGCTTAACCTTAAGGTTGCAAACCTGCTAACATTACCCGCAGAATACAAACTATGAAAAAGGAACAACTTCTAGCCGAACTTAAAAGTCATTACCAAATGTGGACTAAGGATAACGAAAAGAGAATGACGCGTAAGGGTGGGTGGAATGATTGTACAGACGCATACTACGGGCAGTTACCAGATGACTGGCCATATATTACTAGAATAGTTGACCCTAGAATACGCACCTCATTACTAGAGAAGAACGCAAGACTTCTTAACTCTAAGCTAAGGGGAACACTTGTACCTAGAGAACCAACTGCAGACTCGCTAAAGGCACAGATAAACAATGCTATACTAGATTTTCAATGGGATACTGCTAACGATGGTGGCTCTATGCTTACTAAACTAAGTATATGCGATATGGATACCAGAATGTATGCTTCTAAGTTTGCTTTAATTAAATGGCGATATGAAACCGATGGAGATACAGTTATCTTTGACGGTAACGAAATGTACCCACTCGATATAAGAGATTGCGGTATAGACCCTACAGCCTCACATATAAGAGATGCTAACTGGTTTCAACATAGAAGTTGGGAAACACTAGAGAGTTTAAAAAATGAACACGACGTCAGCGGTGCATCATCTTCTTTTAAAAACATACCAACCCTAGAGAAACGATTAAAAGACGTTATGGGCAATAACACTAGATCAGCAACAAGAACTACGGAGTATGTACCAAGAGGTAAGACTCTAAGGTCACTGGAAGACAGAACAGGGGAAGACACAGCGTTCCCAGTAGTTAAGTTAGTGACAGAGTATAGAACAGATAAGTGGATTACTTTCAGCCCAGACTTTGACCTAGTTATTAGAGAAATTGATAACCCCTATAAACACAAGAAAATACCAATAGCACAGTTGCGCTATGTGGCACTGCAAGACGACCCACTGGGTGAATCAGGTATAGAGCCTGTACTTCCTTTATGGGTTGCTATCCAAGCTACTCTATGCAGTTATATGGATGAAGTTATTTTAAAAATGCGCCCACCTCTAAAGATTATCGAGAATGCAGTTAGAGTTGAAACAATCGTAAGAGCTCCAGACGCTCAGTGGCTTGTGACAAGACCAGACGCTATAGAGGAAATGAGAACATCAGGGGATTCTATATCCTTTTTCCAGACTACTTATCAGGCCTTAGTTTCAGCGTTTAATGTGGCTATGGGAGATTTGAGTCAGGGTATCTCAAACTTCGGGCCATTCCAAGATGGAGATAAAACTGCTACGGAGATAAAAGCTACAGAGAAACAGCAGAGTACTATGGACCAGAAGAACCAGAACGACTTATCAGAGTTTTTAACAGATATTATGCTCATGTGGTTATCTAATAACCAACAGTTTCTTTTCTCAGAAGAAAGCAAGAAAGAACATATTATCCGTATAGTAGGTGCGGACCAGTACAACGCATTTAAAAAAGCAGGGCTTGAGGACATGGAAATAACCCCAGAGGTTATGCAGATGATTGGGGATATTGTAGAACAAAACCCCGACATGAGCGATACAGAGATTCAGGTAATGTATGAGGCAGGAGCTACGCCTAAACATCCAATAGTAGAGAATCCTGAAGAGAAAGACCCAACAAAACTAAAGGTAAAACCAAAAATGGTTTCTGTTAAAGGTGCATCTAATACCGAGGCTGACATATCTGTTATCCCAGAGGACCTAGAGGGCACGTACGACTATGTACCAGATGTTAGATCAATGTCTATCGGCGCTAGCATGGAGCTGGAACAAGCTAGAACACAGGCTATAGAACTGTTGACCACTAATCAAGTTGTGTTACAATTACTGCAAGAGGAAGGGTATAGACCCGCAGTTAAAGAATTGTTACAAGCGGATTTAGAAGGCAAAGGCCTAAAAGACGCAGAAAGATTTTTCAATGAGCTCAAACAAGAACAAGGA